CCTCGCGCACCCGCATCCAGTGGTTGCGATAAACCTCGCGGCTGGCAAGCGTAGTGATGGAGAGGCGGTTGTCCATGGGGCCTCCTTTGTCATCCCAGGAAAAAGCATAAGCACGCTGACGATGCTCAATATGAAAAATCAGCAGAGCGGGGCTTTACTGACCAATGCTCACTGACCACTGGTTTTACTCTTCACTATTCACTATGCGTATTGTTCAAAAACATTTTTGTGATTGAAATATGATACTGATAAATTGGATGAAGGAATCACGTAAATATAGCAAAATTGACATTTTTATAAGAAAAGTAATTATCAGAATATTAAAGAAATTTTCTTTTCTTGAAAAATAAATTTGCAAATAAAGAAAAAAAGAGACAATAGGGGCATACCAAAAAACGGTATGTTCCTATTTTTTAAACAAATCATTTTATGGAAAACAATGTAATCGTATGGGAGGATGAAAAGCAACTTGCAGAAATACGCAAGATGGTATGCTCTACCCCTCTTACAGATGTAGAATTCAATACATTTATCTGAATAGCAAAGTCAACAGGATTAAATCCTTACCTAAGAGAGATTTGGAGTGTTAAGTATGGTACAAGTCCAGCTTCGATATTCGTAGGTCGTGACTGATATAGAAAATCAGCTCAAGCTCACCGAGATTATGACTACCATCAAGTAGATGCAGTTTATACAAAAGACGATTTTACCGTACAACAATGAGAGGTTTTTCATAAGTATAGTCTTGCGGATCGTGGTGTTCTTGTATGAGCATACGCAGTATGTAAGCGTAAGTGAGCAAGTAGAGCAAATTATGTATATGTATCTCTAAAAGAATATAATACATGAAAGAGTTTGTGGGCAACTAAGCCAGAAACTATGGTGAAAAAATGTTGAGAAGCACAAGTATTACGAATGACATTCCAGGAACTCTTCGCAGGTACTTACGATGAAAGCGAGAACTGGACAGAAAAAGAAGCACCAACAACAGCGGCACCAGTAGAAATTGTAGAATCAATAAAGCCAAAAGCTAAAGAAATTACAGTTACCAACTCGGAAACTGGAGAAGTTGTCACTCAAGATAAAATCTCGAATAAGACTCGAACAGATATAATCGCAGCATTCAAGAAACTCTCTAAACTCACAGGATGGACACTCGAAGAATCTAGCAATAATATGTCAGCATATCTTACGCGAGAATGCAAAGATGCAGCTGGTAAACCAGTAGCAAATCTTCTCTTTATCTCAGAAGAGCAAGCTCAAAAGATGCTAGGGTATATCAATGACAAGATCGCAGGGCTTACACCAGCTGTTACAACGGAGCCAGAATCAGCAACAGAATCAGAAAAAGTAGCAGAAGAAACACCTGTTACAACGGAAGTTACAACGGATTCAGAAACAATCACCGTGGAAGAATATATTGAGTCAAAAACAGTTACTCCAAACGAAGCAGAAGCAGTATTCGAAGAGACAAAGCTTGTATCTAAGTACAAAAATCTCCAAGATATTATGATAGCAGAAGTACAAGTACGAAAAGATTTTAATTCTGGTTTAATTCCAGCGGAAGAAAAAGATCGACGACTTGAAGTATTGACAGAGTTAAGAAAACTATTTATCTAATAAATTTGCAAAAGCCATAAGAATCTATATAATACAGGTGCTTAGAAAGAATCATAATCAAGCCCTGTATTAAGGGGATAAGAGCAAATCTCACATAGTGTGATTCGTTCTAAGCAAACACGCTTTTATCCTCTAAATATAGGGTTTTTATGAATGAAATTTGGAAGGATATCGAATGATATCCATGAAAACAAGTAAGTAACCTATGAAATGTAAAATCTGGAGATAGAATTCTATGTAAAGATGTTGGTAGGTTTTGATATGTTAGGGTTAGTTTATGTCTCTTTGGTATAGTAAAACATTTTAGTATTCATCGATTAGTCGCACAAGCATTCATCAAAAATACAGAAAACAAACCACAAGTGAATCATAAGGACTGAAATAAGCAAAATAATCGCTTAGAAAATCTTGAATGGTGTAATGCTAGTGAAAATCATAAACATTCATATAAATATCTCGGAAGAGTAAGTAATTTTCAAACTCACCATCCGTATAAATGAGTTTTCTGAAAGGATAATCCATGAAGCAAACCAATAATTCAAATGACTAAAGATTGAGAGTTTATAAGAGAATGGGCTAGTTGCACAGAGGCATGAAGAGAACTAAATATAAGTGTTACGAATATGAATGCTTGCTGTCACTGATTACATTCAACAATAGGCTGATTTAAATGGAAATTTATAATTTAATATTATTTTTTATGACAAATGTTATAAGTAGAGGTGATGCGGATTTATTACCAATACGTCATGTTTCTTATTCATGTATAAGGCAGTGGTCAGCAGATCAACAATTGTTCTTCAAGTGATACATAAGACACGACTTCAACGATGAAAAAGGATTGGCACAACTTATTTGAGTTTCATGCCACGCCTGAGTAGAAGAGGCAATCAATACTGGTATGTACATCCCGGAAGCAATGTTCTCTATTGCCCAGCAAAAATTCTTCGATGAAGTAGTCGGAGCAATCCACAATGGGTACAATAAATGGCGAGAAGGCACAAAGATTCCAGACTTCGTTATCCCAACTCTTACAGAAGAGGAAATGATGATCGGGAAGAAGGTCAGTATCTATACTGTTCTGGATGAGATAGAAAAGCTCCTGAACGACAAGAAAGAACTTGCAGAGAACTATGGACTCACCAAGAAGGAAATCGACGAGATAGACGTAGAAAAAGGTCTTGAATCACGATTCCGATATGTAGAATGGCTCAAGAAAGAAAATGTAGTAGAAGATGCTGAGTCCCGGATCGACAAAGGGATCTGTAACTTCATAGATAATAAAGACGACCTATCAATTATCGCGGCTGAAATGGATATCTTTACTTTCTTCAAAGACGAAGAAGGAAACGATATGCCACTACCTCTAAAAGCAAAGATAGATGTCGCTGCTCTCGATGAAGACTGAGAAAGTATTGTCGGGATCGATCATAAATTCAAGGAAAAACTATCAAGCGAAGAGGACACAATTTTTCCAGCATACGAAATGCAGGCAGGATTTTACAAGATAGCACTTGAGGCAGAACTCGGAAGGCCCGTCAAACGCTTTATTTTCAATGAGGTGAAGACTTGAGAGGCGACGGCACCAAAGTTACTCCAAGCAGAATTAAACGCTCTCATGGACGCAAATTGACTCGAATACGACCGCTATATGACCAATGCTATAAAAACTGATATGTTGGTCAAAATGTGAATTCTAAAAATGGGTAAAACCTGCAAGAAGATCGTGATTGATTTCGAACAGAAAAAATATATTCATCCTATGTGTTTAGAAATTTATAAGAGATTTTTGAACCAACTGAATCTTTTATATGTAAATGATTCTAAGTTTTTACCTAACCTCAGCGATTTTTTCTGAGGAACTGAATCTTATTTGGATTTTCTCCAAGAAATAACTTGAATATCATAAAAAAATCATATAATACAGGTGTTCAGAACTTTCGTATTCAGCCCTGTATTAAGGGGATAATAGCAAATCATAGATAATATGATCGTTCTGAACAAACACGCTTTTATCCTCTAAATATAGGGTTTTTATGAATGAAATTTGGAAAGATATCCCGTGATATGAATGACTCTACCAAGTCTCTAACGAATGAAACATAAAGAGTTATTATATAAACAAAATTATGTCTCCATGAATATGAACTGGTTGATATTTATATGTGAATCTTTATAAGAATAAAAAACATAAACCAATAGGAATACATAGAATAGTTGCTATTGTTTTTCACCGAATGGATGCAAATAATAAAAAACTATGTGCTTGTCACAAAGACGATGATAAAACAAACAATAGAGAGGATAACATATTTGTTTGAACGATGAAGGATAATATGGATGATATGATTAAGAAATGACGAGATAACAAGCAAAGAATATCTATACTCCAGTTTGATATGGAATGAAACTTTATATCAGAGTGGTCATGTGGTAGAGAGATAGAAAAAAATCTGTGAATATCTGCAACACAAATATCACAATGTTGCAGAAGTAAGGAACACTATAATTCCGCTTGATGATTCGTATGGAAATTTAAATTTGCAACAGCCAAGAAAAAAATATAATGACCACGAGACTTGTTCTCAGTCCTCATCATTTACTTCTTGGCGGTTGTGCTATAAAATGATGGGGATTTTTTACTCTTAACTAATTTACTATGAGAAAAATAAAGTTTCGATTCTGGAATCCTAGAGAAAAGGAAATGCAATATCCAGACAATGTTGCAAATGGCGTGGCTTGAGATGTATTTGGATATATGCAGTATACCTGATGTGAGGACAAAAACTGAAAGGAAATATACGAATGAGATATTTTACAAATACAAGCCTGGGATAAACACTATGAACTCCTGGAGATATTTTTCATATCGGGTGTTGACTGGTGAATTTGAAAATGGACTTTAATGTGAAATGATGATCTTTTAAATAATAGTTACGAAATGTTCGAATGAGCTGGTGTTCTTTCGATGTGTGATGATGCCGCCTTTGATAGTGCTTGCGACGGTAACATAATAAATTTTGAAGTAATCTGAAACATATACGAGAACCCGAAACTACTTCCTCATCAATGATAGTTTTCAAGAAAAGAAAAAAATCTTTTGCAAAAAAGAAAAAATATATATAATACACGTATGCAACCGAGATACATTCTCAACAGCATAACCGCCAACATCCGAAATGCACGATCGCAATAGTACACCAGTATGAGCGAGAAAATAGATGCACAAGGTAAACTTATATTTTAAATACAAATATATGAAACAAAAAATTACAGATTACATACTCCAAAACTGGAAAATGATCGTATTTATACTTGCTATACTACTTCTTCCGATAATGTATCGTGGGAACATGGAAGACACAAGAAAACAAAATGTGGCTTACGCTCAGGAACAAGTAAAAACATTGAGCTGACAGATCCAAGAGCAATCAACAAAACTATTGCAATTAAAATGAGAATACGAAAAGTGGACAGAGTGTGAAAAAGCGAATTCAAATACTGGAACAGTGGTAGACTGTGATAATATCACAGAAAAAACCAAAGAAGAATTTTTTTGAACAGGCACGGCGACCACTATCGCCGATCCCCAACGCTCAGATAGAGACAAAATAATAATGGAAAGAGTGTGTAAATACTGACAACTGAATGGAAAAACCACTCCATTGTGTAATAATTGGGATATGTTCGATTCTATAAAAAAGGTTTCTGAATCAAAAAGTGTGCCTGTGTGAGTTGTCTTAGGTATCACCTATGCTGAAAGCCATATAGGAATTAACTATAATAAGCCCGCCTGTGCGTTTTACAACAACTGGGGATGAGTTAAGGGCCGGGTAACTTCAAATGGTACTGTTACACCTTTTAAATGAAAATATCCTGATGAAAACGGCTGCTACCTGTATAAGTTTGATTCGATCGATGATTACTTCGATTCAAAAACCAATATGCTCAAAGCAAACTATATCGATAAAGGCTGTAAACAAGATAGCCTAGTCAGGTGTATTGCTCGATACTATGTTTGAACTCCTGGAACAATGCAAAATAAAGAATCTTGGATCAATCGTGTTCTCTTAATCGCAATCTAATATGATAACACTCGAAGAAACAAAGAAACAGAAAGTATATATGTGTGAGCATTGTAATGCCAAACACGTTATATATTACAACTATTTCAACCAAAAATTTGTCGGAATACTCTCGAAGATTTGGAAATTCTGTATCAAGAATAATACCAATGTGATCGAGAGAAACAAAATAGGTCTTACCTCTAGTCAGTACGCGGAGATGGCAAAGCTACAATGGTTTTGACTCATCTACAGGGCTTGAGCTGCTTGGATGATGCCTAGAAAGCGAGTAAAACAATTTTTCGCCTGAGAATGGCTAGTCGCTAAATATTGTGAGCGAGATGTAATGATGAAAACTCATAAGAATAGCGAAGAGAAAGTCAGCGTACACAATGTAATCCAGACAAAATACCAAGAAAATTACCGAGATTTCTACAAACAGTTTGTAGAATATGTAGACGTAGAATAATTCATACAAAAATCAAAAGTAATAATATCTTTCTATTTTTGTATGAATACTGTATTTATAGCGTTCAATACGTATCAAGATTTTGCACTCTATACAATCAGCGTGGCAATAGTTTTCGCTTGTATAGGTATGGTAATAGCTACCAAGATAGCCAAGGAATCTAATAGTAAAACAATTCGATAATATGAAAGTATACATTTGACAGCCTGTACAATTCAAACCAAAGAACAATCCAAAGGCAATCTCTGAGATCTGGGAAATCCATCATATCAATAATGATGGCTCCTGTATGCTTACTAGGAAAGCTCCAGTATGATACTTCTATGTATTCCGAGTTACTCCAAAAGATATAGAAAAATTTTATCATTCACCAAAATAGATATGTTACCATCAGAAAGAATAATAGAAATTGAATCGCACTATAATACACAATGACCTAGAACTCTTTCGTGTGCTATTTTAACATTCCTAGATGAACAAGCCGAGAAAGCTATTTTACCTCAAGGTAAAAATGATACCATTAAAAACTTTAATAGTCCAGTTGAAGCAGTAAATTATTTCAAAGAAATCGTCTTTGATAAAAATACAAACTTGATAATTTGAATATGTGATAATTGAACAAGAATTCAGCTAGAAGGAAAGTTATGAGAAGATTCACTTTCATTATACAAGGTAAAACTTGCTATGCCTCCAGAATATTTTGAACAGGAAAATACTAAAACAACAAAGACACTAGAAGAAGTGCTTGCGGTTATTCCTGAAATAGAATTCGCATATAATCAAGAAGACTATATTAAGAACGAAACAAAAAGACAAATAATAATAGCAATTAAACAGCTCTATAATCCAAAATAACTATGCAAGAACCACTCGTAACAATTTCCCTTGAGGAATACAATAGACTCATAGCTGTTAAATCAGACTTGAGAAACGTTTTTAATAATCTGATAAGGAATATGAATCCGGATCAATTTAATCAGTGTACAAGACCCGATGTTACTGTCCGAGAAATATTTGAGAGAATCCTTATACAACATTTATAATAATACTATATGCTACCAGAAATACAAGACAAGATAGCCGATCTATCCATGAAGATCCCGAACGTAAAACACTTGCATCCAAAACATAAGCGAGACCAGCTTATGCAATGACTCGTGGATCTGGATATAAAACACTGATACAGACCGAATAGCGTGACTCTACCGCATCGATCAGATGAATATGGTAATGACATTATCCTTTTACTCGAAAGCGTGCTATGAAATACAGATTTGAAAATCCTAAAATAACCCGAGACGAATGGCTATGAAGTGATGTTTTATACATTGACTGTTATGTTACAGAGAATATGCAAGGTCAGCCTATTATAGTAAAAAATCCATTTACATGAGACGATGTGATTATATCAACTCCGTATCAAAGATTTATTTTAAGATTACCACCATATAATATATTTGTAGATAATAACCATGCAAAAACACATTAAAGTCTATATAGAATACTTTTGAGAAAATCCTTTATGCGAGGTATGCAATGCTCCAGTCGTGGACGTGCATCATCTCCAGAAGCGCAGCACATTCGGTAAAAAGAGAAAAGAAGAGCAGGATGTCCTTTCAAATCTGATATGATTATGCCGCCTGGATCACATGAGAGCGCATCTCCAAGTGTCCCCGTATTTGTTGCAGGATGAATTGCAGCGTATCCATAATAAAATCCTATGAAAAAATTAGCTATATACTTTATGAAAGATATTCTTTGAATTGGAATAAAATTCAAAATGAAATGTAATACTTGTGGCAATAAATGGGAAATATATCAATTTTCAAACAACTTTTCTATTGATGCAAATCCTAAATGTACAAAGTGTAAAAGAAAAAATACTACATTAGAAATATGGTAATATGAAAGTAAGTGAAAATCAAGAAGCCGAAGCATTCGCAAAATGGCTTCGATTAAAATGATATATTTTCTCGCATCTAGCGAACGAAAGTTGATTGCCTCCAAAGGTTGCAATGCTATCGGCTATAAGAAAGAAGCGAATGGGTGTATCTCCAGGTGTCCCTGACTATATGCTATTATTAAAACATTGATGACTCCTATTTATAGAACTAAAGAGATCACGAACACTAAAGAAGAATTGAGAACAGAAAGCATTATCTTCGGATTGAATCGAGGTGTCCCAAGAACAGCAAAGATGGATCGATTCGTTGAATGCTGTTGATAATGTTGCTGCCGCTGTATGCTTCGGGTGTCTCGATGCTATATATTTTGTAGAATCCATGGATGCACAACTATAAATAAACTCCCCAGATCGGGGAGCTTTTTTTAAATCAATCATTCTAATTGCAGGGTATCATTAAACTCCTTTGCATGTTGTATTGATTCTTGGATATATTCATTCTCTTTCTCGATATATAGCATCTCGATGTCGAACTTTAGTTTCTCTGTGTCATTAAGCGTTAGATATTGCCTAACAATTGAGTGTATAAACGATTTAGCATCATGTGATGATATATCTGAAGGAAGCTCTATCAATCGTGAGCCAGCGGCGTGTTTAATTATCATATTGTAAAAATTAAAGGTTAGAAGTATCTATGTCTCTTTGGGCGATTGTAATTATTACAGTCTGTCACGATTCTTTTGTATAAGCGATTTTGAATTCTTCAAATACAAGTGTATAACTATTGTTCAAACTTTTCTTTGGCTGTATTTTGTGCTTCTTTGCGAGTTTTAACATATATTCGACTGTTTCTTTTATGTAGCTTTCTGGCTTATTAAATCTTTCTTTTGCTCGTTCCATAAAGTGTCTTGTATATATGATGTTCATATTATTTATAGATTATTGGATCAAAACCAGCCGAAAAAAATCGATCTGCATGTACTTTGTATTCTGGTGTCCCGTCGGTGTATAGGTTCATATACTGCACCTCTGACTTACAATCTGTGTCCTTCAATACTTCCTGTCCTTTGTGTCCTATCTGAACGGCTACAAGAACCAAGAGCGCGATCGCTCAAACTGTAAAAAATGCTTTCATAAAATAGATAATTAAAAATTAAGAATTCGGATGATCTACAATAAACTTGAAAACTCCTTTTTCAATAGTCGTCAAAGTGTCTTCAAAGTCCTTTTTCTCTTCCGCTGTATAGTATGAATAGTGACGGGCTACCTTTTTAAGGTTTTTAATAGTTGCCTGCATGGTGTGAAAGTTTAACGGGTAAAATTATTTTTGATCTGCTTCTTTGTTTGTGTATGTGTTCCTGTCTTCTTTGTCTATTGTTTCACCTCTCAAAAGAAAATGTTTTGATAGATGCGGAGCGGTCAAGATTCTTTCTCGTTCGTATGCCATATATAAAAGGATTATTTATAAATTAAAGTCATGAGATCCGAATAATTAGAAGTGATGAACAAGTGAATATTTAATGGGAGTCTTATTTCTTCTATGATTGTAGATATTTCTTGATTTGTCTTTTCTTTGCTTAGTTGTTGCAGTCTTTTGCATATTTCGTATATGTCTCAATGTTTATTTAATACTGAAATTAACTTGTATTTATTCATATAGTTATAAGGATTAAATATAAAGATTATTGAGAGCGTGAGAGACCCGACGGTTTTGCGTTTGCAATGTTGTCTGTTTTTGTCTCTCTCGTTCTTCTGCCTCCTATTATATACAAAACAAAATTAAGTCAATAAGAATTTGCAAGAAAAGAAAATATTGTACAAGTAAAAGCATTATAAAGCCAAATATATTTTTGTGTAAAATAGAAAATAAAGGCGGCTATACTGTGAAAAGCTTTAAAATTGAACACTAAATTTATACAAGAAAGTAAGAGATCAGTGAAAGAATCGTAAAAATTACTTGAAAACCTATCAATTATGATTAAAATGCGTGAAAAGATATAAAAAAAATCGCTAATACTGTGAAAAGCTATGGAAAAAGATACTAAGAAATGACGTTGAGTATCTAAACGATACAAGAATCCACAAGATTTACAGAAGAAAGTGGATGAATATTTTAAGTCAGGTTTGAAGAAGAAAACAATCATAACAAAATCTGGTTTACCTGTAACTGTAGAGATTCCAACGATAACTTGACTTTGTTTATTCTTATGATTTGAAGATAGACATAGCTTTAATAGTTATGAGAAATATCCGGAATTTACTTCCACAATAAAACAGGCGAGAAGCAGAATTGAATCGCACTATGAAGAATTAGCCCAAGAAGGCAATACAGGAGCCATTTTTGCACTAAAGAATTTCGGATGGAAAGACAAAACAGAAGTTGAGACAACAGAAAAGAAAATAGAAGTAACGGCTGATTTAAGCCAAAAGAGTGCAAAGGAATTAAAAGACGTTTTTGCTTCACTTATAAGTTAGTAAAAGAATACAATGTGTCCACTCTATCCGATAGTCAAACGGACAAATGCAAAAAATCAAGCTAAACAAGCACCCATTGATAGAACACCTTGTGTTGTATAATCTTATGGAAGAGATGACAGGAAAGACACGCCAGGCACTGAATAAAGCACTACGGCGTAGATGATTAGATTGCAATTCGTACTGAGTAGCTAAATATCTAAAAGAGATTCTAAACATTCAATAACCTTTCTATTATGTCCGTATCATTGCAAGACCTATTAAACAAAGAGTATTCGATATTAAAGAGTCGACAAGGTGCCACAGCATATCCAGTTGATGACTTAACACAGTTTACAGACAGCGCACAGAAAACAATCTGTAGCGGTACAGTGGTTGAACTCGATCCAAGCCATGATAATGTAGTAGTACAAAAGCAGGCTTTACAGTTCCTGGATAAGACAGTTTTCTATAACTCTATCGCCTATCTCCATTTGTCGCTCGATGCGGTCGTATGATCTACAACGCTCGATCTAGATGATACAAGCCTCTTGGTAACTCCAGGGGCTTTATTGGTACAAGGTAACGTCATAACATATACAGGAAAGACAGCAACACAGATTACAGGCATTCCTATAAGCTGAGACTGATCTATTATGTACGCTTTCACAGGATGACAAATAGCACACAACTTGCATATACTCCCTGATGACTTTGAACAAGCAGTACGAGCCATATACTCCGAGAACTTCAGACTTGAACCTGTAGACTATCGAGATATTAACAACGCAACCCTATTGGATCCATTCGTTTATCGTTTCTTTCAATCTGATTTCTATAGCGATCGATTAACGGGTCAATACTATTATACATTGATAAGCTCTAAATACCTATTGCCTATCATACCAAGCACAAGCAATAAGCCTATAAGGTTGAATTATCAGAAAGCACCGACAACGCTTGCTCTTCCTGCTGATATATGCACTATTCCAGATACTTATGCACTAAATACTGTTCCATACATTGCAACGGCTGAGATGATGTACAACAGATGAGAGATGGACGAGGCATACAGATTAAACGCTATAGGTGTAAAGAACGTTAAAGCCATGTACAAGAAGTACCAACAAGGCAAGAACGAATTGAAGTATGGAACAAGAGTATGAACAAGCCAGGACAAACGATATCCTAATATATAACCTTTTTATATTATGTTCGGATTAGGAAAGAAGAAAGTATCTAATACATTTGATACTGTTGAGGATTCATTAGACTCAACTACTATACCAGAAACAGAAGCAACTGATGCAGTTGAGACTGTAGAAGAACAGCTTACTAGTGTTGAGGGTTCTATTGACCCAACGACTGCACCAGTACCAGAGGAAGAAGACCACACAGGAGCAATAGAGTGAGATATTCCAGAAGATACAATGGAAAAGGCTCCAGAGTTAGTACATACATACGATGCGTATGATGCTATTGATGAGCTTAAACAGTACGCAGAAGACAACAAACTAACTATCGACTACAAGACACAAGCAACACTTAAGACAATCTTTAATCGTCTAGGCTAATGTCATTCGCAACCTCAAAGTATATACCGCTTCAGGACAAGAAAGGGCAAGTATTCCTTGGCGGTATTATTGATAACTCTCAGCCTTGGATGCTTCCCTATAAGGCTTCACCATTTGCTCGAAACTTCAGGGTAAACGGTCGCGGTATATCTCCAGCTCTCGGATTCTCTCGTATTGCTACATTATGAGCAACAGGAGCGGCAACATGAGCAGCGGCGTATATCCGACAGAATCCAACCAATGACCAGATAATAGCTCGCTATAACTCCGATGGTACACACAAGCTCGTTTCTATCAATCCAGTTACTTATGCAGTCACTCCAGTTACAACGGCGGCACTCATTGCATCAGACAACAAGATGAACTTTTTAAATGCGGCAGACTCTATTTATTGTATGAATGGCGCGGACGCATTCGGCAAGCTAAATGGCTCGACTTATACCAACCCAGCGACAGGAATCGCAGGATTCAAGCCAGGCTTTGCGGCATGGTTCGACAATTCAATGTTTTGTGGGGGTGATCCAGCGTTTCCATATAGACTCTATAAGTCGGCTGAGAATAACGCAGATTCTTTCAGTGGTACAGGCTCTGATATCTTTGATGGTTCCTATCCTTTGACATGACTCGCATCTGCATGACAGACACTATACGTCTTCTCGGAACAGCAGATCGATATGATTAACAACAACTCTATTAAACAAATAGGGTCTTCTTTGGTTTATACCTCCATACCGCTAGAAGCGAACGAGGGCGCGGTAAATCACGCTACAATCGCTGTAGTAGGGAAAGATTGCTTTTACCTTACAAGATCAAACAAAATAAAGAAAGTCGTCCCTAACGGGATGCTATACTATGACGTTGCAGAAGTCTCACACCGACCAAACGCTGGTATCGATGAGACTATGAGACTACTCGACCCAGACCAATCTCTTGGGTGTTCTTATGTACTACCCGACAAATGACTGGTTAAATGGTTCCTGAAGACTCGATGAAGCACATACAACGATATTTGTATTGTCTATAGCTTCATTTATGATGAGTTTATGGTAGATACAAACCATGTATTTTCTGCGGCTTGCTGGTATAAAACAAAATCTTTTGCTTTTGCTCAAGTTGAGCCTAAGATGTACCTCGACGAATACGGACACACGTACGACGATTCGGCTATTCCTTTCGTATACTATACAAAAGAGGTGACGCTCTGAGATCCGACAATTAACAAAGAACTTTGGCAATCGCGTCTGTTCATGACCATGAATTACGACACCGAGATGCACGAGCGAATACTCGGTGACAGCACTCTATTAAACGAAAAGATCCTGGACAGCTCAATGCTTCCTGTTCTCGTATGAGGTATAGGAACGCGAGAGGTCGGAACCTACCCAATGGGTGAAGATTGAAACGTAGACCCACTGGCACAGGCTCGCCTTATATCAGTAGTCGAGAAGTGAGACCTACAATACAGATGCAAATATTTTCAATGGGAATACAGATGCAATTCTCTGGGTGCTGACTTCTTACTACAGATGCTGTCACCACGCATAGAAATGGTATCAGAAAAAGCAACTTCTACACACTAACATTTTTTATATGTCTTCTCTCGCTACTTGAAAGATCCTACAACTTACGCGAAAACTGTCGCCGGGTGATACGTCACTCTACGCAGATCGTAATATCGGCGTAACTTCCGGCCGTCTCTTTTTCCAAAATGAGGATAATGTCGAATGGCTTTCGTTCTCGGGTGTATCTCTCGTGGGTACTGAATACGTCTATGCTAACTTGATTCGCCAGCTATCACAGACTGCAATCCCTATTGTATCTCTCGGGACTGGTTACTCCTGGATTGCTCCAGAAGAGGCAGAACTTGTATTGATGCACGACCAGATTACAGATGCGACCACAGGACAAGCAGGTGTCTATGCTAATGCTGCCGCTCGAAATGCTGCAATCACTGTACCAGCGAACGGAATGCAGGTATATTTGACTGCCGAGGGTTACTTCACAGACTACATATCGGGTGCTTGGGTACAAAGAGCTACAGGTGCGACACCTAACGGATCGACTACGGTTGCTGGTAAATTTCAAGCTGGTACACAAACCGCTGTTGATACTCCGACTGATATAGGAACAACAGGGGCTTTAAATGTTGTCATTCCTTCTACCTTTCAGGCTTGAATCTTGGCTCGTGTTGCTACGGAATTACAAGCAGAGACTGGATCAAGTAATACTGTATTGATGACACCACTATTATCTCGAGAAGCTAACACGGTCGATACTTATATTGCTTGAGAGAATATATCGGCTGGTGCTCCTGTCTATGTAGAAATATCAGACTCAAAAGTGTACAATGCTGATGCAAACGTAAATAACAAGTGCAATGTTCGAGGGTTTGCTTTGAATACTATCACGACAGGGAATCCTATCAATGTAAAATTTGCTTGAACCTTCGTAACTACTGGATTAACTGCTAATGCTGACTACTTCCTATCTGATAATGTAGGAACTATCCAGACAACACCATGAACGAATGTTGTTCGTGTTTGAACTGCTATCTCTACTACTCAACTCGTGATCGATAGTAAAACTATAGTTCCGTTTGCTTATACTATCGCTGCTGCAAATGCTTCTGATAATATTTCTGGTAGTGGATGAGTCTATACAAAATATAAAGAGATAGTATCACCAGAATCAGGAACTTATATCGTCACTACTACAGGTACGAATGTCGATGGTGGTGGTGGATGAACTGTCAACTTCAGAGTATATAAAAATGGTGTTGCTTATGGTACTGAACAGACTATTATCGGTGGTGCTGGATCTCTTACATTCGTGCAAAATCTCGTGTTTTTAAAATGAGACCTGATTCAGTTATATGCTAAAGCTACAAATGCCGCTAACCATACTGTAACATTGTTGCAAATTCAAGGTCTATTTATCACTCCTACTTACGCAGTTATCAATAACGCTTAAATTTTTATGACTAAGAATCCTATAACTGGACTAGAAGAATCACCTGCGGCAATTACTGGTGCGGGTGCTACACAACCAGCGGTACCAGACCAGACTATGTCAGCCTCTATTCCTGCGGCTCCAAAAGCTGATCTATGAGGTGTTCAGACTCCTGCTGTTCAGCCTGTAACGCCCACTCCTGCCGTTTCAACTAAGTTGGAATCTGCACAGGCTACTGCTCCACAAGGCGTAACAGTTTGACAAGTAGCGACAAATCCGAATCTTTTGACAGCTACAGATGCGTACAATCCTCGTACTGGTGGAACTGAAACAGTAAACCCAAGCGAGCAGGTAAATACTGGACAATATAGTGAGGAAGAAAAAGCCGCTCTTGCCAAGAGCAAATGACTCACCGGAAGCATCTCACAAGATGCTTTTTATCGTGATCCTACTACTGGTGAGCTTTCTATCAAACCTGAATATACGAATTGAGTAACGGCTCCTGCAACTCCAGCAGTTGCAACTTCTACAGTATGACTTCCAGTAGATAATACCAAGCCACATTCTCAGGGGGATGTTTGGAATGCTCAGACAGGAAACTGGGAGATGCCTTGAACAAACGGACAAGGCTCAAATGCAGTTGTTGATTCTATTATCAATTCAATGGAAAACAATGGAGCAAATCCTTTAGCCCCAGATGAAAAGGCGGCAATAACTGCTGCTTTAACTTCTACTGATCCTGCTGCTGCTATAAAGCTTGCACAAGCAGATGCTGCCACAAAACAACAACTAGCGAAAGAGGCATTGACAGAATTTCGAGCAAGACGAGATACTGAACAAAAACTTACGTATGACCAGCAACAAAATGACTTGCAGACGGAACAGTACAAGACACAAATGAATACTCAGATATCACAGCAAAAAGATAACATAGACTCTACTACAAACAATATGTCTATGGCTCTATGAGCTGCTGGAAGACTTACAAGCCAAAACGCCGCAAATGCAGCTAAAACTGCTATCGATCAACAGCAAAATATCTATAACAACATGATAAGCACGAGAGATAATACTCTCCAGCAGATGGCGAATACTCTCAAATATAATCAAAAGGCTCTTTCAGACCAATATAATGATTTAACAAGCACAATGTTACAAGAATCTTTAAGTAAAATAGATGCTCTTAATAAAACAGGTGCACTTGATACTCAACAAGGGCTTATCCAAGCAAGAAGTGTAATAGATGCTGCTAATGTAGCTTATCTGAATCATACTACAAACTACACGACTCAATTAAACAATCTTACCACACAATACGAGGAAACTCGTAAGTTTCAAATGGCACAAAATACAGTCGATAAAGACGTTTCGGCTACTATGAATCAGGGTCAAAACACCTGAAAACTCTACAATGCACAGTGACAAGCAATCACAGGCAATGATTGACAGGCTTTAACCTTCAACAACGCTACAGGACAGTTTATTTCACTCGGTGACGATGGTCTCGGATGAAAGGTGGCCCTTTTTAGGAATCCAGATGGTACTATCCGACATGAACAGGCTATAACTGCTCCAAAACTTACTCAAGACCAAATAGATGCAGCAAAAAACGCTATCGCAGCACATATCGACCCAGATGTAGTTGGAAAAATGCTTTGACTAACTTGACAGCAACTTGCAACCGCATTAAAATGAACAAATATACCAAATCAAGAAAAGGTTACACAAGTTTCAAAAGAATATACTGATGAAGATGGCAATACGGTAAAAGTAAATGGATATTTTGACCCAAAGACGAATAAATATGTCTATGAAGATGGTTCGAGTGATACAACTGCTCCTACATCATCTTCTCAGATTTCAAGTGCTCAAAAGATTGCTCAATATTCAATCGACCAAAGAAACGGACGAACTAATCTTCAATGCGGAGAACTTGTTAATGACTATTGGAAGATGGTGACAGGTAAATCTATGGGAATCGGAAACTCTATCGGAAGTAAAACAAACGCAATACGACAAGCTGGAATATCAGATGTACCAGTTGCTGGATGAATATTCGTATCTGATCCACTTAATAACGGAATCGGGCATACTGGAGTAGTACAATCAGTCAATCCAGACGGTTCTATCACGGTTCTTGAAGCAAATGCACAAGGAAAAGAAGAAGGATGAGAACCAAATCTTGTAACATACAAGGCTGATAAAATAGATGGTATGATGTTCTCACAAGCTCCAGCATGAGGTGCAGCAGCAGTATGAGAGATGTCAGCATGAACACCAGCAACAAAAGATCCATCTAGTTATGGACTCAAAAACGATGCAGAAATGCAATGGGCACAAGATTTATCAAACTGAGCAGCAACTCTTGCAAATGTTACTAGTTTCTATGGTAAAAACAAGAATGCTGTTAACAGAATACTGGCAGCTAAGGATGCTATAACAAGTGATACAAATTCGCAAGCTCTCGTAGACAATGGAATAGATGTGAACAAGATAGATCCAAGTATGAAAAAAAGTATATTATCTATGACTCCGAGTGCTCTAAGTGCTCTTGCAGATGTAGCAACATATAAGGCTGGTATTGATATGGCTACGGCTCGTTCTACTACTGGTATGAATCGAGTAGCATTCGAATCAGCGGCTAGTGCTATTGCTAAGGCTCGCGGTGATAATAACTGGTCAGCAGATCAATACAAGCGTATCTCTGACAATTACGCAGCATATACAGACCCAACAAAATGAGTTGGTGTTAAGCGCGCAGCATTAAATGTTGCTATTAACCATATCGATGAACAAAGAAAGACATTATCAGAACTTTGAAATACTGATTCTCCTTGGTTAAATGATGTATTAAACACAGTAAAAACCGCATTTTGAGATGGAGATGTTCTTGCCGCAAAAATCGTGTCACAAGCACTTGGATGAGAGGTAGCAAAGGCATACGCTGGCTCTCAATCAGGAGAAGCAGAGCGTTCTGAATGGGCTAAGAATGCACAAGCAAATCTATCCCCTGATATGCAACAAAAATTCTTCCAAACAACCATTAAGCTTCTCGCTGGTGCAGCTCGTTCAATTAAATCTGAAGGACTAAAGTCGGTTTCAGTAGGCGGCAAACCAATGAGACAACTTGAGAATGTTCTCGATGATAATACAAGACAGGTAGTTCAGTCCATAGGTATTGACCCAAATTCATTTGAAAGTTCAGAGGCAGCTCTTACAAAACCTACGGCGGCACAGATATCAAAAGCAACCCCAAAGATCGTAGCAGATATAAAGGCTGGTAAATCACTCGATGAAATTAAGCAGCATTCTATCTCAATGTGATCAGACCCTTCATATATAGATGCTATCTACAACGCAAATAATTCGCATAAGTCAACAGCAACAGGTAAAACGTATTCACAAGCTGAATTACAAGATATTTATAACCAAAAATAACTATGCCAGCGTCAACAAACCTAGATTTACTTTCACAGTTTCGAGCTAAACAACAGGCACAAAAGGGATTGTTCAATCCTATTGGTACTCTTGATGGTTCAACTGGTAATACAGACAATATAGGTCAACCAAATGCTCCTACTGGTGGATGAATGATGCCACCTACTCCAGCAGCTAAACCTCTTCCTCTTACTCCAAAAAACACTAGCCCAGCGATAAAAAGTCCTTTGCTACCAAATTTCGCAGAACAATCTTGAAATAATCTTTTACAGTGATTGAAAGTCAAGCCGACTGGTGGTGGTATGATGCCACCGACAGAGGAATGAATACCACTTGTAAATACTCCACAAGAACAAACAGCACCAAAAGATAATTCTACTGATCCTATGGATATTTTCGGTATTCCAAAAGCCTATGCAGATTGACAATATTCTGAAAAGGATTTAAAGTTTTTGCAAACAATGAAAGACAAGTGAGAAAGCTTTGAAGATGCTATGAAGATGCTTGATATAGTTAAACAAGGACAGCAACCACAAGAACAATCAACAGAACAACAAAAAAAAGACGAGCCAACAGGTGTTTTAGATGCGATGGGTAATATATTAAGTGAATCAGCACGAAATACTAAAGAGGCGTTTATGTGAGGAATTGGCAGAGTACAAGAGGCTGGCGAATGACTTGCTAATGGTAAATATAGTTTTCCAGAGGCAGCAGCACGAGGATGACTTTGAGCAGTAGAAGCGGCAACATCTCCTGTAGCCTGAGTAGCTAGTACAGCAGTTAAGCATCTTGTCGTTGATCCAATAACTTGACTCACTCCAAAATCAGTAAAGAATGATATAAGTCAGAACATAGTACAACCAGCAGCTAAAAAGATTACAGACTGGTATAATAAACTCCCAGATTCAGCGAAAAGAGATGCCGAGAATGCTTGAATCGCTGGTCAATTACTTCTTAATTTCGCAGGAGCAAAAGCGGCACCAGAAGTATGAAACGCAGTGAAAGAATGAGGTCTTACTCTGAAACAAACAGCATCCGATATGGCAGATGCAGCTGCAAGTAAGGCAAAGTGACTCATCGATGAATGAGCAAATAAACTTTGACTAGGAAGAACAAAATCTCTTACTCTCAAAGTAGGAGAAACACCAACAGAAACAACACTATGACAATGAGTAAAACAGTTTTTAAATGCTCCTAATATTGAGAAACAAGCAGCAGAAAAAACAGCTAAAACCCTTGAATATATTACTCCTGAATCTAAACCAGGATTGATTAAAAAATTAAATCCATTTAATACTGAGAAAAAAGCAATTACTGAAACATGACAATGAATGTTATGAAATACAACAAAAATACTCCCAGATGCAAATATTCCTTGAACGCATTGAACTCTTCAACAAATAGCAGAAGCAACTTCTGAAGATATAGAACCTCTACAAACTGTATCTCAAAATTCAACAAATTTGAATAGTTGAATAGCAAAAACTTGAAACCAATTACGCTCAGAAATTGCCGCTAATAATCCAGTAATTACAAGAGATTCAATGGGAAAAATAGCAGAAGATGCTTTGAATAAAATAGCAGATGATCCAGAGATGGTTTGAGAAAGTGAATTACAGGCTAATAAAATGATAAATAAGTGGAAAACAATAGTAAAAAACACTGACGAAAATTGAACATGATTACTCGATGCAAGACAAAAATTTGATGCTTATATGAATGAATACAGTCCATCGGATATTGGTAAAAAATCAATCAAAAACACTGTTTGGAAAGCTATAAGAAATGCCTCATCAGATGCACTTGAAGCGGCAACTCCAGAAAATGTTAATGTTAAAGCATTATTAAGAAAACAGTCACTTAAATATGATGCCCTAGACCTGATTAAGTGAAAAGAAGATATAAATTTACTCTGAAAAATACTAAAAAATCCTCTTACAAAGAAAGTAGCAACATGAGTATGAATCTGAACAGCATGAGCACTATGACTTGATGTATTATCTAAATAACTATATACCTATATGGCAATACTATTCTGAATAATCTGTTGAATTACTTACTTAATTGCTACTATTTAACCTATTTTTATATGAAACCTTTGAAGTTAAAACTCAAGAAGGGTGCTTTGCATAAAGAACTCGGAATTAAAGAAGGCGAGAAAATCCCCGCTGCTAAACTCGCTATCAAAAACACAGATACTCCACTCGAAAAAAAGCGAAAGCAATTTGCTTTGAATGCTAAGTCTTGGAAAAAATAATCCTTTACCAACTCTATTATGGATGAAGTTATAAAGTTAGCCGGAGAAGCATATCTCCTATCGATTCTGGTTCACGCTAAGACCATCTGAGAGGATGCTCTGGTACATTTGTATACCCAAGGTATTTATGAGGGCTTATTCGACGTTTTACACGATATTGCTGAAAAGAAGTACGCAACAGATTCTGGCACGATTGACGATGAGACACTTGTCGCAGATTTATATGCAAAGACAGAAGCACTCAAGACATCTCTCAAATTTGCTATTCCTGTCGAAAAAGACGAAGGAATAAAGAACCAACTTATCCAAAAGTACGATGATATTCAGCAACTCTGTGCAAAAGTCAGATCACTTCAATGTGATGACGAAACTCCAAAAATTATGAGTCTAAAGCCAAAGAGTTACTAATAATCACCGCCAATGAAACAGTTTGAAAAACCAGAATATGAACTCCACTGACCCAAGAGCTAAAGGATCGGGTTCTTATAGCAACCAAGTCAATGGATAATGACAATCTGAAATCTGTTATCCGGGAATTATGTAAGAAAAATGACAAAGAACATAGCGGGATTGTTTACTTTTTCAATCACTATCTTTTCACAGAGAAAAATGATGTGTTCTTTTCGACTGAAATGCCAAAGACAATCCCTTTTATGCTTTTTAAATATCAGGAAGATATCGTGGAGCGTATCTGGAATGATATAGTAACTGGACAGAATGTATTCCTGGAGAAATCTCGTCAGATGGGTCTTACATGGCTCATTATGGGTGTATTCCTTTATGGTATTATATTTCATGATATGAAGTTCCTTATTATCTCTCAGAAAGAGGAATATGTAGACAAACAAGGTGATATGCGTTCGTGTTTTGAAAAAATACGTTTTATGCTCCGACTGCTTCCAAACTGGATGGTTCCAGAAGGTCTGACAAAAGAATCGGGAAGTACGGGTAATAAATATATGTCACTCGGAACATCATCTGGAGCATCTATCACCTGAGAATCAGCAAATGCCAATGCAGGTACATGAGGTACTTACAATGCAATATTTCTCGATGAGTTTGCAAAGCAGGATAATGCTATGAAGATCAATACAGCCTGTGCTGCTGCAACTTCTTGTATTATCTATAATTCAACTCCACTCGGGGAATGAAACGAGTACTATAGAATGCGAAAAAAGGCTATGTCATGAGATATAGACTGAATTACTATCCACTGGTCACTCAATCCTTTCTACACGCCAGACTGGTACACATGGAAGACGAAAGGTATGACTCCAGAGAAGATCGCGCAAGAACTTGAAATATCATATACAGCCTCTCTCGAATGAGCGGTATACAAAAGATTCCAGCCAAAACCAGTCTGAGATATTTATATCGGTAAAGATATTACTTATGACTATACGCTTCCGCTTTTTGTTGCTATTGATAATAGCCATGGTGGCAATGATAATCACGCCGTTATTGTATTCCAAACCACTCTCACAGGTAGAGTCCGTGTCATTAACACGGTTCAATTACCATCTCAAACATCTATCTCCGATTGCGCGGCATTCCTTGCTAAAAAACCACGAACAACACTCAAAATAGACGATTACCTATCAAAATTTTTCCTCCAATGGTTCGTGTATAAACCAGCGTCATTCATAGCAGATCCATTCGATACTCACGCAACATGGAACGATACCTCTATTTATGAGGAATATTTAAAAGAATGAATCATACTTCTCACACCAGAGAAAGCCGGAAATATGAACACTCAAATCGATATAACTCGAAGTAATCTACACAGACTTGACATTCACGAAGATTGTACCGACTTCATTTCAGCTATTCAAAATGCTCGATTCCCGGATCGATGAGATACCTCTCAATCTACCAGTACAAACGACAAACCGATACACGACTGGACTTCACATTTCCGCACCGCAATGGAGTATATGTTCCTTTGGGTGACCCAAGATGATAGAAAAGTAGAGTGAAAACAAAACAAACAAAAGAAGGCATATCAATATGCTGACCCAATCACAGGACAACTAACGACAAGGTATCGCTAAAATAATACTTGAATTCTGATTATTTTACATATAATGGAGGCAGTTAGAGTAGCACACCGCCACACCTGCCACCCTAACCTCTGAGTAAAATGCCACAGTTAAAGCTAAGAAGCACTAAAACAGAAGAAAGTGAATCAAGCAAAAAGCAGCTCGAAGGTACGAGAACTTTAAAGACCTGAAAAAAACCAACTGACTTTTTAGAAGAACGAAAACCAGAGCAAAAACCAGTCGAGATAGATGAGGGAAAAATCGTAACAAAAGTAATTGGTCGTTTTGAGAAGATGCGATCAAAAAGAACCATGATAGATCGATACTGGCAGATGTATCAGCTTCAATTCGAGGCTAATTATCTTCCATATCAAGATGGTCGATCACGTTCAAACGTGCCCCTAGAATGGGCTATTATTGAGTTATTCGTTGCTGAGGCTATCGCAAAGAAGAGTATGCCTACAATAACAGCTATTGGCGAGACTGATGTATCAAAAGTAGAAGTAGTGAAGCGAGTTTGGGACGTAGACCGAGTACAATATGATCGAGATGATGAACTCTATCGAGCAGAGTATATTACAGCTATTTTCGGTACTTGTCCATATTTTAACTGAGTAGAAACTCGTTCTCGAATTATCAGAGATCCACAATTCAAGGATGGTGTACTTATAGGAATACCAAAACTTCTCGAAGAAAGTAAAATCGTTCTCAAAGCACTCGATATACGAAACGTCTATATAGATGATCGAGTAATCGATTCTCGTGACGCTCATGACTGTATCTACAAAGAATATGTTACTTGGGAAGATATTGAACAACTTAAATGACAAGATGGATGGCAGAATCTCGATACACTCTTTGGATGACCAAAGATGGATCAGGCGTTCTGGACAAAAGAAGATCGAGCTATGATGCAAGAGTGACAAATCGAATTACTCCACTTTTGGGATGATAATACAGATAGTTACTTCGTAGTTGGAAATCGACAGCACCTTATTAAAGATACATTCATACCATACGCTCACAAATCGCTTCCTATCACTATGCGACAGTATGGACACAATCCTATGTCAATATATGGTCGTGGACTCTGTGAAGCACTGATGAATTTCAAGAGCGAGATCAACACACTCAAGGAAATGATTATGGATGGTATCAAGCGTTCAAATAACTCTCTCTTTGCTATCGGTTCTGGACTCGGTTTTGACTGAGAAGAATTCGGATTCAACAACACAACAATCAAATTCACAGGAGCACTTACTCCAGAGAATTTCCAAGAACTTCGAGGTCAAGCACCAAATCAGGCAATATTCTCATATCTTGAACAACTCATAAAAGAGGTTGCAATGTATGTAGGTATCGATCCAGCAGGAATTATCGGAAGTTCATCAGGAACAGCATTCGAAACAGCAGTACGACAAGAATCTTCTCTTAAACGTGTAAACGTAGCTCTCACAAATCGTGATATGGCTCTGAAACATGTTTACAGAAAACATCTCCAGAATCTCATGCAATTTTACCCGGTAATATCGGCAAAAGAATTATTTGAAATTGATGCGTCTGGGAAAGCAATCAGATGAGAACCGAAACCAAAATCTATACTTCTTGAGAATGAAAATTATGTAAATGGTGAATTCGTACCTATGGACGGTCGATTCCCATTCGAGGTAAAACCAGAATATATCCGAGGTCAACTAGATATCGAGGTATCAACAAACTTCAATGCTCCAACACTCAAACAACTCCAACTCGAACGATACAAAGACTTTACAGCTACCATGCTCCAACTCGGACAAGCTGCACAAATACCTTGATTCACAGACATTATCCCAATGGATAAATTCATTGAACAAATGGCGTATGACTTCGATATTGATATGGATGCTGTAGCATGACAGAAAGACTCAATAAAGAATGCAAAGGCACAGATTATACAACAAGCTCAACAAATGTCAGGAATAGGATGAGAAGCAGCAGGATGACAACCAACTATTCCAGAACAAGCTACACAGCAATTCAATATGGGTACTGCAAAAAACATATCTTGAAATGAATTACAATGAGCAGGACTTAGAAAAAAAGTAGGATGAATAATGATTCCAACCACTCCAAATATCGGAAATACTTCACCAGCACTTAAATCACTCGTATGATAAACGAAACACAGGTAATAATCAGTAAAGCATATCTGGATGAGCTCGAAAAATTCCGAGACTCATTCAATGTGAAGGATGTAAACAATACTTCTCTCCATATATGAGATATAATTAAACTCCAGATTGCCAAGGAGCATATCATAAAATTTCTTACCAATACCTGGGCTTCTCTCTATCATGAAAAAGCACTAGATAGAACAGGAAGGGCTGAAGAGTATAATTTCGCAATGGACACGATAGCAAAAATGAAAATAACTATCGAGAAAATCTCTCAAGTGAGAGAAGCATACGATGCAAAAAAGAAAGAAAAGGAAGAAAAGGAAGAAGAAGAAAGTTTGTAAATTACTTACCTGCTTTGTTTACAAGGTAGGAAGTAGCCTATAAGCTACCACTAAGACCCCTCACGGTAACTCTTAGTAGTTCTATTTTTTAACCTGACCCACTCAATGGTAACTCAGGACAACGAGGCCCCGGTAGATGAGCTCAAGCTCAACGAAGAAGGCAACCCTCAAAACGAGTCAGATGACTCAGATCCTAAAGTCATTCGCTATAAGCAAATGATGCAAGGAAGTAAGGATGAGGCAGAGCGCGCTATAGCAGACGCTGTAGACGCAAATACTCAACTCGTACTTGCTGATAAGAATCGTTTTTTAGACCTGTATGCAAAGAATCCAAAACTTGCAGAACGTGTCGCTAAGAATTTCGAAGGAATAAACTCTGCTAAAGAGCTTATCAACTATATCAAAGGAACTACCACGACAGATACTCCACAGCCAAAAGCTATAGATGAAGACGCTATCGTTTCTCGTGTTCGACAACAAATCGAGCAAGAAAATGCAATGATAAAAGCAGAAAAACAATTCGAGAATCTGACACAAGAGCAAGAAGAGCTTGCAAAATCACATTTTGAAAAGATTACCAAGTGAATCTCCGGATTGACTACTGGTGAAATACTCGAATATGCTGAAATGGCAGCTACGCACGCAAGACAGAAGCTATCATCTTGAGATAAAGACCGAGCACTTCTTAATATGGCCTCTACGACCATATCAAATCGAGCAGGTTGAACACCAAAGAAATGAGGTGTAAACTCATCTGAAACTGACGCACTTGCAGAAGCCTTTGGATTCAAATTTACTTCTAAAAAATAATTCACTATGTCTACTAAGCCATCAAGTCTAAATTTGAGAGGAGCGATCCCTCAAGTGGCAGAAGATACTGCCCCAGAAACCTCTGCGACTCCAGAGAAGACTGAAAACATTACTCCTGTTCCATTAGTAGAGGTATCTCTACCTAAATCGGATGAAAGCACGGCGGCAATCCTCAAAGCTATTCAAACAATTCAAACCGAATTGAGCGAGGTTCGAAAGGAAAATGCACAACTTAAAGAATTTTCTGCGTTATCTGTTATGGAAAACCAGAAACAATCTCAAGAGAGATATAAGGGCCCTTGGAAATACTCTTACAAGATGTATGAAGGAAAACCTATATGTTCTCTACACATGACTAAAAATCAAGTTCTTCTTAACGCAACTACAGGTCGTTATGTCGCAAATCAGACTCTCGAATTAACACTTGCAGATTGAGGTAAAATGGATGTAGATTACGCAATATTTTATCAGGTATATACTACTTCTGAGAAAATGTTTGCTAAAGAAATCATAGAAAGAGATTGAAAAAAATTTATTAAGTTTGAAGTCAATGGTGAAACTTTCACTGTTGATGACTCTGCTATCAACTAACCTTTTTAACACATGGAACCAATCGTATATGTCGGCTCTAAACAAGTCGCAAAAATCGAAGGAAATACTGTATATTTCGAGAACGGAGACTCTGAAACTTACACTGAACGCGCACTTAAATATATTCTATCTGCTGAACCAATCGGTGAATCAGATCTACAGAACACCACAGTAAATGCTATTGCTCAAGATATGCTTAACATCTTTGCAGAACACGATATCAGATTTTCTGATGTAAATCTCGTTCTCAATAAGATTAAATGGTCTACGGATCAGTATACCGATAAAGCACTATGCAAAGCTGCTGGTATACTAGAAAAATATGAAGGTAACACCGAAACACAGGTAAGAAATATCCGAATTGGTCAAGTTCGAGAATTCCTCGAATCTTAATTCTTAATTTACAACATACACATGCCATCAGTAACACCTCTCAACGCTGTTAACAAAACTGTTAACTTCTTGCCAGCTGATTACCTTTGGGAGATGCGTCAGGTTGCCGTAAAGGAATCTATCGCATATGATATGGGTACAGCTATGGCTGTCGAAGTATCTGCAAGCTCTCCAACTGGTAAAGCTATCGCAATGCCTACTACAAACGCAAGCGGACAAAATTTCCTCGGTATTCTCATGGAGAATGTACGAACAGACGACGCAGATTACGCTACTGCATTCAAACTCAAAACAGTTGCTGTTCCAATTTCTGGACTAGCTGAAGCATACTTCACTGTTGGGTCTGGAACATTCACAGCAGCAGACATCGGTCGAATTTGTCAGTTTCACACTGATTCTAAATCTCTCGCAGTCGATACAAATGGACTCGGAGCAGAAATTTCTGGACTTATTTCGTCTACAAAAGGACTTTGTAAATTCAGTGTACCTAAAGCAGTTACAGCTTAACTATTACCCCTAATCTCATAATATCACATGTCAGCTCCTCAATTAAATACCCTCTCTGAGCCAGCGTTTACCGATTTGGTAACACGTACCTTTGAAGAAGGGCTACAAGAAATTAAGGCTACTGTACGAGCTTCAGGTCTCGTAGTAGTCGAAGCTATCCCAGAAGCAACTGGTAAATACAAGCGTTTCTCTGAAATGCCAGATCGATCACTTTATGCTAAAGATAAAGCAGAAGGTGCTCCAGGTGCTCAAGCTAAAGTTCAAATGGGTTACGATAAAGAAATGGCAATCTCTCGTGTTGCTCTCGATATCGCTATCACTGTTGAAGAACGTCTTGAGAATAAATATCCACAGGTAAAACAAAAACTCGTAGATATTTCTACAGTTTGTCCAAACCGAATGGATCTTGACCTCTCTCACCGTTTCACATTCGCTTTTGCTACATCTTATACAAATATCTCTGGTAATTCAGTAGATGTTACTGTAGGTGACGGCTTCCAAGCAGCTTATGCACTCCACACACTCACTGGTTCTGCAACAACATATAACAACATCGTCCCAGGTAATCCTCAGTTCTCTAAAGGATCTCTTGCAGCAGCTAAAAGACTTACTGTTGAAGAGACATACAACAACCTTGGAGACAAGATGACTATGGACTTCGATGTTATCTGGTGTACAGATGACGAAGACACAAACAACCAAATCGATGAACTTCTCCACGCTCGTGCAGATGTTAACTCATCAAATGCAGCAACATTCAACGTTTACGAGAATGCTATGCGAAAGATTCGTCTTCCTCGACTTGCTACTACAGCAACAGGAGGTGTAGACACAACAAAAGCAAAATACTGGGGTATTGCATCAACTGCAAACTCACAGCTTCACCTTGGTGTACTTCAGGAACCAATCCTAAAGACTCCACGAGATGGAAACAACGGAGAAGATTTCTCTACAGAAAACTGGAACTATGCAGCTCGATCATCATACGGTATCGCTATGGTAGGAGCACGATGGATCAAGTTTAGTACTTGACTTTGAATTTAAGTTTTGGCTTATCTAAGCCAAAATAGGAAAGTTCGGATTTCTTTAATACTCCGAAAGGACGGTGGGTGGTATTTCTTAAATATAATATTATGGCTTCTTTTAATCAGAATGCTTCATACGGTCGAGCTATGCTCGATGCAATCCATGCAAAAGTACCAGCTTTCGGGAAAATTCTCGTAGTTGCAAATTCAGCAGACACTACAACTTCTCACTACCAGATTATTCAAGAGTTGTTTGCTAACGATTCAAATGGTAAAGTTCGTTTCTTCACTTCTCTTGCGTCAGCGTACGCAGCAGCTGAAAGTGATAACAATGACGTAATCGTTATTGACGGAGCTACTTCAAATTATCTCACAGCAGGTATTGCTTGGACAAAAAACCGAATCAATGTAATCGGTTTCGATGGTGGAAATCACCTCGTTCAGCAAGGCTCAAAAATTGAAATTACTGGCGCAATTGATACTCCTTATGTAATCAAGGTTACTGGAGTACGAAATTCATTCGAAAACATCAAGTTTATTCAATCTTCTACTCACGCAAACGCACTTACTGTCGTACAAGATGGTGGTGAAGGTACAGTTTATAAAAACTGTTCGTTTGTATTCGGTGTTGCTAACAATCTTGGTGGTACTACTGCTCATGAATTCCTCGCGGGTTCAGACTCTGCTACTTTTGAAGATTGTCTATTTGGTTCTGACACACTTCTTACAAGTGGTGCTCGTTCAGTATTCCATATGAAAGCTGTTACGGCTGGACAGGAATTCAAATCAAATATTCTTCGTGGATGTACTTTCATAATTTCTTCTTCTTCTGCTACTGCTTCATTCGTTCGACTCGATGCTGTTAGTGATATTCTCTTCACAAACCTCTTCGACCGATGTAGTTTTATAGCTTCAGTAGATTCTGCTGGAGGTATTGCTCTTACTGCTGGTGCTGTTCAAACTGGTACTGGAACTGTTAAGGGTGGAGTTTACCTTGCATACCCTTCAGTTTTCAACTGTTGAGTATCTCAGGCTGCTTCAGGTTTCAATGCAAATGTACAAGTTGTTGCTCCTACTTCAGCTGCTACTGCAATAAAATGAATCCAACCCACAGCCTAGTATTCAATAAATAATAATTATGTCAAGTTCTCTATCAAAAACCTGTTTACAGTGTTGAATAATAATAGACAAACCAAGGTTTGAGTCTGTTAAAAATTGGGAAATAAGACATAAATATTGTTCAAAAGAATGTCTTAATCTAAGCAAAGTTGGAAATCCTCCAAGACCTGCATGATGGAAACAAACTGCGGAATCTCGGGAAAAAATGAGTTTTTCTCAAACTGGAAGAATCGATACTATAGAAACCAGAAAAAGAAACGAGACGCTCAACTTAAAAGAGTTTCAGAATGACGACACAATACATTCAATGATAATTCTACTAGTAGAAATCAAATAATCAGAAGTTCTCTTGAGTATAAACTATGGCGTGAAGCCGTGTTTAAAAGAGATAACTGGGCTTGCATATGGTGTGGTAATAAAGGCAAATTGAACGCTGACCACATAAAACCATTTGCATACTATCCCGAACTTCGATTTGCGATTGATAATGGAAGAACATTATGTGTAAAATGTCATAAATCTACTGATACTTATGCTAACAAAGCTCATAAGTATCGGCAATAATAGACTTTTATTCTGCCCCTTTCCCTCGATTGTGTTACTCTCGGGGGTAGTAAAAAATTTATTACTTTAATTTTCGTTTTATGTCAAATCGTCAGTTAGTAAGATATCCTCTTACTGCAAAGACTACTACTGGTCTATTCTCTAGTCTTTTTTGCCAAGATTTTAGAAACGCTGTTTATCAGATAAATTCTATAGCTGCCTCAGATCAGGTTATAAAATTCGTAATCAGCAATCAGCAAACACAACCAGATTTTACCGCTGCTTCTTCTGCTACAAATCTTTGGAGCTATGCACAGGCTATCGATCTTAACGATGGATCAGCTATTACAGGTTCTACTGGATATACATTTTCCGGAGTATCTAATAAGGCGTTTGAAGTAAATACAAATGCTCAGACTTGGGTAGGTGTTCTTATTACTACAGGAACCGCATGAGCTATCGCATGAGTCGCAAATCTAACTGATAACTGGTAAAATATGATACCTATTTGAGCAGCTATAAACCTACAACAAGAAGAACTCGCTCGTATTCAACGTGAAACAGCGAGGGCTTTAGTCGAACTATGAAAGATCGAAGAACAAGTTACAGATCAAAGAAGAGCAAAATCAGAGGCTTATAATGAGGCACAGCAGTTTTTAAATCAGAAAAATTTGCTCATAGTACAAACAGAGCAATTAAAAGTAGAATATGAACACGATAGAAAGACCAGAAACACTGAAATTCAAAGCCTAAATGAAGTTTTAAAGAGTTTGACGATAGAATTGTCGGAGAAAACTTTAGAACGCTCTAAAATCGAAACAGAATGAGGAGAATTACAGGCTATCCATGAAAAACTTTTGGAAAAGAAAAATGAACTCATTTTAGAGATTAAAAAATTCAAAGAAGAAAGCGATGCTATTGATGCGAAGAGAGTTAAACTAGAGAAAGATATAGAAAAGAATAAAAAACTCAAAGAAGAGGCTGTTTTACAGGCTTCTATTAACAAATCTGAGAAAGACTTGATCGAAGTACAGAGAAATGAACTCGAAGAACTCAAAAAGTATTATGGAGACATACTTAAAAATTAAACTTTCTAAATTATGGCACGAACAGCAATTCAGGTTATATTCGATAGCCTTGCACACTTTCCAGCAGTAGGATCTACTACTCTTATTTATATCGATAATACTACTCAGAAGGCTTACCTTTGGAATGGTGCGGCTTATGTTGAGATTACTTGAGGTGGTGGATGAACCTTACAAACTGTCACTGATGCTTGAAACACCACTACAAATACAATTATTGTAAATCGTTCTTCAGATCCTTTTCAGGCTAATGCTCCGGGGAATACTGGAAATGTTGCTGTCGAGGATTATAATGGCACTCTTCATGCTACCGATCAATCAGTAAATAATACTTGAGCTTCGCTCGATGCTACCATGATGATCTATCTTGGAAATGATGACAATTATAACCAACCTGCGGTAGATGCTAGTAATGGAGACGACGTTTGACCTATAGGAATGGCTGGTACTTCCATGGTATTCAGAACTTATATATCAAATATAGTTGATCCAAATGCAATTAGTCACGGATGAGATGGTGGATGATGGGGATGAGCTAACTACCCTGTTTATATATTCAAGGGATCAGCAGTACCAAATGATATTATTTTTGGAGACTGAGGAATTACTTGTAGCGGATTAACTACTCAAGGTGGTACTATCAATGCTTGAAGTATTGTTTGTACTACACTCAGCACAAGCAGTTTAGGACTTTCAAAAAGCTCTGCGATTCCGTCTGGAAACGATCAAACCTGCAATATTTATATCTCTGCAAATTCTACTTGAACTTCATCAGGTAACTTCTCAGGTATTCTCGCACAAGTTATTGGAAATGGAGCAAATCCATCTACATTTACTTGAATGTTGAGGGCAGTTTTTGCTAATGCTTATGCTTCAAATAATTCTACAGTTGCAAAGCTTGTTGGAACTTATAATGTTGTAACTAACCAAAATGCTACCATTACTGGAATGTATGGTAATTATAATGAGATAACCTTACAAGCAGCCTGAAAAACTGTAACCAATGCTTATGGCTCATTCTCCACGATGAATTCTACAGCTGGTAATCTTACAAATGCCTACGCATACTATGTTGATAGTATGATTTGAACGAATAAATGGGGGTTCTACAATTCAAATTCTTCAGCTAAAAACTATTTTGCTTCTTCTTTACAAATAGCTGATACTACAGCCTCCACTACTTCTGCTACTGGTGCTTTAATTGTTGCTTGAGGTGTTGGTATAGCTGGTGCTTTAAATTTACAGGCTCAAAACTCTACTGTTTCAGAATTTGTTACTACTGTTGCTAATAGTCAAGCTGCTCCTACGAATGGACACTCTTATACTGTTATTTGAAATACTCAAGCAGTAGCTCATATCGCACAAAAAATAGATCTAGGAACTTCTGCTCAAGCACATACTGGATTGCTTATAAATGCTCAAGGGGCAAGTACATCTCAGAGAGCAATAAAGATTGATACTAGCACAACAGGTAGTTGAATAGGAATAGAAATAGTAGGAACTTCTACCACCGTAACTCAAAGATGAATATCCATAGCTCTTACTTGAGACCCCGGATGAGTACCTCATCAATGATTATATATAAATACATTATGAGGATGGTCTACAACGAATTTAACTGAATATTCTGCAAAATTTGATAATCCTTCCATAAGTACTATGTATTTTAATACCTACAATACAACTGGTAGGGTTTGAATATATATGGTATCTTCCTCATCTGCTCAGGATTACTATTCAAACTCCTTAGCTGATACCCCAACAATATTTACAATAAACTGAAACGCTCTCACGAGCGGAAAGATAATGTCACTTAATAGCACAAAATCTGGTGCTTTGGCTGCTAAAAGTACAGGTTATTTTGAACTATTTACTAGTAGAACAAATACTGCAACAACTGGTACTGTAGCTGATAGTTACGATTTATCTTATATAAAACGAACATCAGTTCAAAATGGTGCAGGTTGAACATTAACGTCGGCTGGCTCGGTTTTAAAGTTAGAAAACTCTGCTACTCAAACAGCAGGTACACTCACAGATACAGTAGATGTACTTAAATTAAATCAATCTGCAACATCTACTTGATTCTTAATAAACTGACAACAGGCTTGAGTTACAAAATTTAGCGTAGATAAAGATGGAGTAATTGCTATCGGAAATACGGTACAAGCAGCTATAGCAATAGCTTCTACACACAAAGTAACTGTTGTAATTGGTTGAGTAACTTACTATATTTTAGCTTCAAATGTCTAATTTTTAACCTTTCTTTTCTATGGCTCTCATAATGAGTACAGTATACAAGGGAATTACCCTCCCTGATGCTTACTATAAAATCACTGGAATCGACTATAATGACTCTTGAACTCGGAACGAAGAATGAGTAAAACTGTATAATGTTGTCTATACCGTCAATTCTTATACTACTCCTAGTAAAGAATATGATATGGATCAAGTAGTATATACTTGTCAGGCTATCGAAGCTGACATCTCTATCACTGATGGATATACTTACCTAAAAACTCTTCCTTTCTTCGCTACTGCTATTGATGCTTAATAAAATAAAAATCCTCTTGATTTTATAAAAAGTATACTATAATAAAACCACTATAATATAACTTTTTTCTTATGTTTACTATTCCAGAATTACAACTTATCAATTTTATCATTCAAGTAAATACTGAAGGAAAAGGGATACAATATCCTTTGGCTGAACTACAAACTGCTCTCGAAGTATTCAAGGCTCTCGATTCTGTTACTGTCCCCGGTAAAAAAGAAGGTGAAAAACTTTTCAAAGAAAGCAAAATAGACTTTACTACTGAACAAAAAGCATTTATATTAAAAGCGATTGAATGACGAAGTTTCTCTGTTGTAGATGCTGAAGCTGTATTCTCAATCCAGAAAAAACTTAAATAAACCAATGCCTCCTTTATTGGAGGCTTTTTACTACCCTTTAACCTTTTTGATTATGTCAGATTTAAAGAGACACCTACTCTCAGCATTCAGAGTTTTCCTATCATCTTTTACAGCTATTTTTACAGTTGCTCTTACAACTATGCCAACTACTGGCTACAAAGAATTTTTAATTTCTACATTCATTTCTGCTTGTGCGGCTGGAGTTTCCGCTGTATTGAAGATAACTTTCGAAACTATATTTCCTAAACAGTAGTACCCGTGACCCTAGAAAATCAAAGGATAACGCTCAAATGGGCATCTATCATCTCAATATTATCAGTTGTAGCTCTTTCGTCGGTTGCATGGGAATCTATAATAAACAGAGTTTCAGCCGTAGAAAATAATCTACAGGACGAAAAGGAAGTTTATACCGGAATAGTGGAAAAACAAAATGGAAATGATGTTGCTTTGGCTAGAATACAAACACAGTTATCATCTATTGATGCTAACATAGCAGAGATTAAATCAAGATATTTTAACATTGTTCGATAATGAAAAAATCATCAGAAAGACCTGTGGTTTCACAACTACCAGACAAGAATGAAAAAGATTGAAAACACATAAAAGAATCATTTTTATCTTCATTAAATGAAGAAATAACAAATGAAAAATTACAGATGACATTTTGTAAGGAGTGATCCGCAGAATATGAATATCGTCTGAAAACACTTCAAGGACTATATTTAACCAAAGAGTCGTATGGTCGATAATATTATACTTTTCAAAGCTCTTGCTTCTGAATATGAGCAACTACTTGAACATTGAACAGACAAGTCTATCAAAGAAACCAGAGAAGCTATTGTTACCCTTTTAGATTTTGAAATTTGTATAAATCGTAATTCCGGAAAAAATGGAAAATAAATTATTATGTTTTGTAAATAAAACAGACTGACTTGAAGAAATAAAAGCAATAGCTAGTGACTTATGAGTATTCGCAAGGCAAAAACGAAAACTCAATACAAATATAAAAGATGTGGAAAATCTCGTCTACTTAGAAAACATAGTAGAAAGAATCAGGATGGAAGCAGCACAAGCAATTTCTATTCTTAATAAATAGTTTTATGAGAAAAATACTTTGTTTTCTTGGACTTCATGATTGGGAATTCTCAGAATATACTTGTTGGATGGGATGTGACCATAAATGAGATAGATGTAAACACTGTAAAAGAATAAAAGACATGGAAATTACAAATATTTTTTAATTATCATTTTATGGAGAATATAGTAAACTCATGTTTTGAGTCCGTATGTAAAAAAGAAGAATTCTTCGGATGAGCGATAGAGCAAGGAAGATGGAAAACTTTTGCAATGAATCCAGATCAAAGCATATTCTGCTACAATCAATTAAAAGTAGATCCATATGCTTGTACTATTGTCGCAACTTATTCGGCTCTTACTGATAGAATGAAAGATCAGAATGGAATAATTACTGCTACAGTTCCCTATTCTGTTATGATTGGAACGCTTGAACGAATGGTAAAGGATGGAAAATTCCGTCATGGATTCGGAGCAAACCTTGCAGACGGCGTTCGATACGCAACAGAAGACTTTAATAAATGGCGAGGAAGCCATATTACTGCAACACAAATCACTATGACATATGATAATATGGTGATGGCAATGAAAAAATGATCTTCGGTAGTTTCCGGAATAAATGTTCCTAGCTGATACTTCGTAGATGAGAATGATAATGGAGTGATCGATCAAGTATGGGGACGATGAAAAGTCTGACATTGTATCAGATACGGAGTAATAAATACAAATGGCTGAGATATTCTGGCAAAATACGGAGAAAATTATCATGGAGAAGTTACAAAAACTTGAATATCCGCAAAAGATGTGATTATGCTAGATTTGGAAACTCAAGAAGATATCATGTTCAATACCTGATTCTATTTCGTATAAATTATCACTTTCTACTATCAAAACAATCGTTTACAGTGGTTTTTAAATAAAATAGGTATATTCTATAGCAAAGATTTAATAAACCTCATATAAGCAAAATAATCCCCTCTTCCTATGTATATCGATATAGAGTCTGAGATCCAAAACAAGATCAATCAAATGCGCTTGGAGGAATGAATAACTCTAAAAATGGCAAATACTAGACGAAATTGGCATCCGAAGATCCTGAAATATGAGAAACGTAAGGAAGATAAGTATTACAAAATGGCTTTGAGTTGAATATTATTCTCGAATTAGCAAAAATTATGAAAATACCATATCAAGTTTGACAAAAAGTTAAACTCATATCCTGAAATGAATGATGGATCAATAATATCACAATATATAAAGAAAATGTGACTTATAATATCTGGGATTGATGCAAAGAATTTTTAAATGTCGATGAATGGCAGATCGAGAAATGAAAGAAAAAACCTATTTGATTTTATATAGAATTTGAATAATATAACAACACACAGCACAATAATTTTATTATTTTCTTATAATTATTATGCAAACATTATTTACATCCGATAGGATGATTATGGAGTGAAAGATTTATTATGCAAAACATTCACATAATGATATTCCACAACCAGATATACCATATTTATACTTGCAATTCATTTTCCAAGTAAATGGTAAACTAACAAAACACTATACAAATTTTGAACTTGAAATAGACGAATGATCGTCAGAAAGATTATCATTGAAAAATTGGGAAGAATGGTATAAAATATTTGAATTATTCTTATCAATGGGATATTCATTCAACGATGAGTGTACAATGAAAAAATGGATCGAAGAATTACAAGAAGATGACGAATATATGGCATGACAAAAAATACACATAGAATCTATTTAAACAATTTTCCCTATCTGCTGTGTGATAGGGTTTTTTAAAAAATAATTTTGCAATTTGGAATATTTATATATAATATTTGCAGGTTCAACAGAACTCTAAAATTCCGCCTTGCAGGTAAAGATAAGAAGTCGTGAGCTTTTCTTTACCTGCAAGAACATAGACTCCCCCATATAATACTCACGACTATATGGGGGTTTTTATTTGTTTAATATTCAAATCAAATGGATAGAGATTTTAAAGGAATATGGATTCCAAAAGAAATATGGTTATCTACAGACTTAACACTACAAGAAAAAGTTTTTTATGTTGAGATAGATAGCCTTAATAATGAAAAATGATGTTTTGCTAATAATGATTATTTTTCTAAATTCTTCGGAATATCTAAAGTAAGAGTAAGTGAAGTTATTTCATCTCTTATCAAAAAATGATACCTATCTAGTGAGATAAAATATGAGGAAGGTAATAAAAGAATCTTGATGACCCTCATAAAGGAAAGTTTATGACCCTCGCAAACAAAAGTTTATGACCCTCATAAAGGAAAGTTTAAACATAATAATATAGTTAATAATATAACTAATAATAATTCTTCTAAAGAAGAAGATAAATCATTAGAAATTCCAGAAGAATTTGGAAACAAAGATATAAATGCAATTATTTCCACTATAAAAGAATTTCATGGAACAATAGATTGAACACACTCAGAGAATCGAATATACTGAAACCTCCTAAAATGAAAGCTCGATAAGATAACTGGATTCAACTGAGACTATCATTGATTCATAAAAGTTATCCTAGAGAATACAGATGAGTACAATGTCACAAAAACAACCTCTTGCAAGTCTTTATACTATAATCTTGCAGCGTTAGTTGCAAAAACTAAGAGTAAATTTCAAGAAGCGAATAAACCGAAATGATCTACCGTTGATATTTTTTAACTAATTTTTTATGAAAAACCCACTTACATTTTCAGCATATTTAATAGAACAATTTCAGGAATATTATCAAGGTTGAGACGATAATTGACCAGAAGCAGAAGAAAAATGGTATAGTGAACTCGATGATACAGAATTAAGTAATTACTTTGAAGATTTTATGTGGCAGGAAAACTGATTTTTTATAAGACAAGAGGATTGAGAAAAAGCTATAAATTATATTCACTCACTTTTATAACCTATGAAATTTCCACGACACGAAGAGTACAAAAGAATTTGGGATTTTAGATGTAAATCACTTAAAAAATGAAAGAGTGTTGAATATCCAGAAATACTTTTCGATGATGCTTATTCTCTTTGAGTTTTTCAGGCATCAACTATTGAGATAAAACGACAACAGATTTGTATTCTCAAACATAGAGATGATGATTTACTAAAACTAGTTATAGAAAAATTAGAGGAAGAAATTTTACAATTAAATAAATAACTTTATGTTAAATACTTCACATTATCCTAGCCTAGAGTTATGTAAAAAACTTACAGAGTTAGGATTTCCAGAGACAGAGAAGCACAAACAATATCTCTGAGTTGGTAATTTTAAATGCCCATCTATAGCTGAACTATTGGATGAAATACCGGAAAATATTCTTTGAATTGAATGAATTATGTGGCACTTTAAAATGACAAAAATATGAAGCTGCTATGCTGCGTTTATATCTCAAACAGAAGATTGACCAGTATTAGATGAATATATTTGATTTTGAGATGGAAATATTCCAAACGCTCTCGCAGAAATGTATGTTTGGTGTGTGGAAAATAATTATATTACTTCCAAAATAGAAAAATGGAATGAAAATGTAGAAACTTGCTCAGATTGTGGTATTGAATGGAAAAAAATAGACAAAAGATGCCCAGTATGTTATTCAAATAATATTCCTAATAAATAAACTATGAAATCTATATTATGTTTAATTTGACTACATAAAATGAAATTCGATTGAGAAACCGAGGCAATTGATTTTAAAATACCCTGAAAAAAATTTACTTGGAAAAAATATCAATATGAATGTGAGAGATGTTGAAAAATTAAATTTTACAATTAAATAAATAACTTTTATGAATGTTTTAAACTGAGAAGCTATACTTTGAGTTGGAATAGATCGTTTATTTTTTTTATAAAAATAACTTATGTTACCTACAACTAATCTTCGAACTGATATAATTTCAGTAAAAAATCCAGAATGAAAGATATTAAAAATCCCACTTACGAAAGATCAATACATGGGAATATTTGAGAAGAAACAAAAATCATCAAGAACTGATACTCTAATAATAACAGATGCAGATACATGAGATAAACTTTTCCATGGAGAATACGGAGACATAAAAGGCTTCGAGGACATAAAATGGAAAGATACTTCGAACTTATACTGGATCTGCGACTATTGAACTTCTCACGCTATGCAATCTTGATGTGAATGTGTTAAAACATTCAAAGTGAATCCTTGATCATTTCGAAGAACAGCAAATGAAATGTTTTGAAAAAAATTCGAAGAAACTGAGAATCTAGAATCTGGAAGAATAAGAACTCGTACTAGCTTTTCTCCTGTATATGTACAAGACCTTAGATGAGAGCAAAAACTAGAAATTGTAAGAAAACTCAGAACCTAGATTTTGTAAAAAAGAAAAATAAATTTGCAAATAAAGAAAAATCTATATAATAGAGGTACTTACAAATAATAAAACAAATATGAAAAATTCTATGATCCAGACACTTAAACGAATCGACAAGCAAGTACAGATAGAGAAAGCATTGAAAAAACTACGAGAAGAGAGTTTTAGATACTATCAGCTAGCAGTTAAATCACAAGAGAATGCAGAGATACTACTAGAGCAGAATAAACGGCTTCTGGAAGAAAATACTATTCTTAAATCTAATAGATATGCAACCTAAACCACCTGTATGGTATAAAGAAAGCAAAGAAAATCTATTTTTGCTGTTATTGTTTGTAATTACTATAAGTTTTGCTGTTTATATATCAATACCTGTTCTTATTGCTGTAAAAAATATACATTTATTAACTAATTAAATAATTCAGAAGAGACACTACAACAAATTTTACTTTTAATTAAATCGTAAATATGACAACACTAACTCTAAAATCACAAAACGAATATATGAAGCCAGATGGCAAAGATATATTTGAAGTAATGGTAGACTGAAAACCTCAGACACTCTTTACTTGGACTAAGGCAATGGAACTATTCTGAGACAGAATCCCAACTATAGACCAGCTAATGGAAATACTAAAAAATACTCCGTGAAATTGTAAAGAGACGTGTAAAGCTCTGAATATTCCATACGCAGGGTATCGCAACACTGGCGGAGGCTTCGATGACGCTGGTAGGGAAGCGAATCTCTGGTCTTCTTCTGAGAACGATAGTGACAATGCTCACTATGTGTATCTGAATCGCGATAATGACGAGGCGAAACGCGACTGGGGCGACCGCAGGTATGCATTCTCTGTTCGTCTTCTTCAGGACAAATTCGACTCTTCATCTCTTTGAATCTTTGATGAAGTAATTTTAAAACTCGAATTACTTGAAAAAGAAAAACATATGGAAGCAGACAAGATAAGTGAAGCTATCAATCTTATTCGTAATTTAAAATAGAAGAGACACTACAACAAATTTTAGAACTAATTAAAAGTTAGTATGAAACAATTTACACAACAAGTAGATAATCTCTCAGAAAGGATAATGATCGAGAAAGACGAAAACAAATTGAATATGTATCTGAACGCATTACATGATATTATGAGTAACACAAGTCGCTATACTCAATGGATTATCAATAATATTTAATAGATATTTCAAATATTTGCAAAAAACGAAAAAATCCATATAATCACGGTAATATAATTAACTTAATGTTTATGAAGAAAGACGAACTTAACGTGGAACTATCGTTCGATTGATATGGTTTAGAGATCCGAAATTGTCGAAGACAAGTAAAAATGAATCTCAAAGACTTCAAGTCGATCCACTATACACAGTTATCTAAGATAGAGAGATGAGTTGCTAATATTAGCATTGAACAAGTACGGTCAATATTTCAAGAAATGTTCCCGGGAAAAACAATAGAAATATCATTCAGATAGTCTAACGCCACTTAGGGGAGAAATCCCCTTGTATGCCCCTGAAAGCCATAATAATTGTACAATAAAAATGGTGAAGCGCGGAGTAATTATCCGATGCGAGGGGTTCCATCAGGGT